ATAATTAAAATAATAATTAAAATAATAATTAGAAATAATAATTAGAATCATAATTAGAAATATAATTAAAATCTTATTAGAAATATAATTAGAAATCTTATTAGAAATATAATTAGAAATATAATTAGAAATATAATTAGAATCTTATTAGAAATATAATTAAAATAATAATTAGAAATATAATTAGAATCTTATTAGAAATATAATTAGAATCATAATTAGAATCTTATTAGAAATATAATTAAAATAATAATTAAAATAATAATTAGAATCATAATTATAATCATAATTAGAATCATAATTAGAATCATATTTAGAATCATAATTAAAATAATAATTAGAATCATAATTAAAATAATAATTAGAAATATAATTAGAAATCTTATTAGAAATATAATTAGAAATATAATTAGAATCATAATTAAAATAATAATTAAAATAATAATTAAAATAATAATTAGAAATAATAATTAAAATAATAATTAGAATTTTATTAGAAATATAATTAGAATCATAATTAGAAATATAATTATGATTCTAATTAGAATCAAAAAATTGATTAATATTTAAAAATAATAAATTATAATAAATTAATGAAATATTTTAATAGATATTTGTTAACTTCGGGAATAAGTGGTTTAATATATAAAACATATAAAACACATGATATTAGAGTAAAAAGAGAAGATAATAAAATAACAAGATTATTATTAGGAGAAAGATTATTATTAATTAGTCATGGAATAATATTATCACCAATATTATCACCATTTTATATAGGTGATATGATAGATAGAATAGATATATATATAAATAAAGATTTTGAATATGAGGATAAAAAAATTCCAAAAACATTAAAAGAATTATTTAATGATTAAAAAAAAATGATTAATTAAATTTAAAATAATTAATTAAAAAAATCAATGAATATAATGAATAAATATTTGTATGGAAGTATAATATATGGAACATTATATAGTATATATAAAACACATAATATTAAATTATATAGAGATGATGAGAAAAAAATAGTAACACCATTATTAACATTAGAAAGAATAAATTTAGTTATATTAGGAAGTATAATTACACCTAGTATATTACCATTTCAATTATATAATAAAATAAATAAATTTCAAATAAATTATAGAGGTCATAATTATGAAGATTATGGATATAAAAATAATACTAGTGAAATAATTACATTTAAAGAATTAATAGATAAAATAATTATAGATAGATAATTATCGATCAATAATTTTAAAAGAGATATTACAAATACCAAAAAGATTTTTAATAAAATCAATTATTTTATTAGTATCTTTGAATGTTCTACATGTATATAAATCCATAGCTACTTTTTTTTCTTCAACAAAAGTATGAATAGAAAGATGAGATTCAGCTAAAACATAAACACCAGTTACACCAAAAGGTTGAAATTGATGTATAGCTTTATTAACAACATTAAGATTAAATTCATGAACAATTTTATCTAAAATTTGAATAATAGAATTATTATATTTAAGAATTTCATTATTTTGAATATCAAATAAATCAATAATAATATGAGTACCTTTTTCAATTAAGTGATAATTATTATTCATTTATTATTATTATATAATTATTATAATTATAATACTTAAATAATATTATTTAATACCAAAAATTTTTTTATATTCAATAGTTGCTTCATTAATATCAATTCTAGTAAAAGGATTAATATCAATCATTTTTAAAATTAAATCAAATAATTTAATAGGAATATTATAAATTTTATTAGTTTCATTTAGATGAATAAATGAATAACAAATAACAGATAATAATAATAAACCAAACATATAACAATCAATTTTTAATCTAATATCAATTTTATTAATAGAATGTAAGATAGAAATTTTTTTAATATATTTATCAATTTCATCATCATTAGGAATAAGTTTATTTTCACATGCGTCTTTAAATAATTTAAGAGTTTGAATGGATTTTTCTTTTATATATTTTTCAACAGTATTAATAATATTATTAAATGCATTTTTATATTCATTAGGAATATTTCTAAAATTCAAAATTTTATTTACCATAGAATTTAAACTAGTATAATACAAATATAAATTAATATTTTCGATATCATTTTTATCAATAGTATTTTTATTAATATAAGCAAAAAACATAATATTATATTCAGGGGGGAAATATTTAAAAGTGATATTATGAGGATCTTTAAATAAAAATGCATATGAATTAAAAGATTTTTTAATATTCATTAAAAATCCAAAATCAATTAGAATAGATTTATTTTTATAAATATCATAAAGAATATTATCTATTTTAATATCATGATGAATATAATTAAATTTTGCAAGTATTTTTAATCCTTCAAATATATTAACAAAAGAATGAAATAAATCAATAATATTAATATTTAAATATTTTTCATTATTAGTTTTACGATATATAATATTATATAGATCAAAACCACCATATTCATAAATTATTTGATATATATTATTAGATTGATTTTCATTAACTAATGAACATTCTTCAATATTTTTTGTTTTTTTAAGTGTAATTGGTTTTAATTGACAACTATCAATCATTTTAATAGTAAAAGAACTATTAGGATCTAAAATAGTTTGTACAATTTCTTGTAATTGAATTTCTTTTAACCATTCTTTTTTTTTTGGAAATAATTTAGAAACAGTATTTTCTTCTATTTTTTTATGTTTTTTACTACAAGTATAACCAGGTTTAACAACACAACCATATGAACCAGAAGCAACAAAAACAGGTATATTCATTTTTATCTCTATAAGTATAATTATTTTTTTTCATTACCTTCTTCTTTTTTAGCTTTCCATAATACTCCAATTTCTTTCATTAAATCATTAGGTTTTTTTCCATCATTTTTTTCTTTAAGAATAATCATTTGTTCTTTCATAAATTTTTGATATTCACTTAAAGGTTTTTTAATTTTTTCTTCAGAATCGTTATTTAATTTTTTAGATGTTCTTTTAGAACCTTTTTTATTATAATGTGTATCATATGAATCTTTTGCAATTTTAGAGATAAAATCTGAAAATTCTTTTTTAGTAAATTTATTATTTTTGGATTCAAAGAATTCATTAATATTAGTAGTAATATAATTAACAATTTCTTCTTTATTTGACATATTTTATATATAAAAAAATTTAAAAAAGAAAATCATTTTTTTTTATTTTTCTTTAATAAAAATTTCTTTTTCTTTTATTTTCCATTCATTATAAGATTGAGAAAATATATCAAGAATTGATTTTTTATATTTATGATTTTCATTTTCTATTTTAAGTTCATGAATTCTTTTTTTCATAAATTCTTTATAAATAATAGTTAATTCTTCTCTTGAATTTATTTGAAGTTTATTTTCATTATCATTTTCATTAATTTTTTTTTTATTTTTAATATTTTTAATTTGATTATTAATAATTTTAGTAATTTCTTTAGTTAATTCACATGGTGAAATTGTATTTTTTTCCTTAAATATATTAAAATTAATAGTTAATAATTGATCAACATTTAAAATAATAGAATTTTTAATATCTTCCATATTATGGATAATAAAAATAAAAATAAATAATGATAATCATTTTTTATAGAATTTATATATTCCAATGATTTTTATTATTTTTATACCATTCAATAGTTTCAATAAGACCTTCATTAAAAGAATAATTACATTTCCAACCTAAATTTTCTAATTTTTTTTTACAAATATTATATCTTTTATCATTATAACATCTATCTTCAATATAAATAATATCATTATTAAAATCATAATTATGATAATTAATATTTTTATTAATAGTCATAAATATTAATTTAGCTAAATCAATAATAGAAATTTCATGATTATGACCTATATTATAAATTTCTTTAATAACACCTTTTAATAAAATTATTTCTAATCCAGAAATGAAATCATTTATATATAAAAAATTACGTTTATTTAATCCTTGATTTCCTTGAATAGTTATTTTTTCTTTATTTAATACTTGATTTATAAATTTAGGAATTACTTTTTCTATATATTGATATTTACCAAATATATTATTAGATCTAACAATAATAATAGGAATTTTAAATGAATAATAATAAGAATTTATTAACATTTCACTAGCTGCTTTTGTTGCTGCATATGGATTAGTTGGATTTAATAAAGATTCTTCATTTTTTATATCATCTAAATTAAAAGAATAATTTTCACCATAAACTTCATCTGTACTTATATAAATAAATTTTTCAATATTATTATAAATTCTAGTAGCTTCTAATAATGAATGAGTACCAATTATATTATCATCAATAAATTCATAAGAATTAATAAAACTATTAGATACATGAGATTGAGCTGCAAAATGAATAATAATATTAATATAATTTGATTTAAGAACATTTAAAAGAAAATCTTTATCTTGAATTTTATGATTAAATTCGAAATAATTATTAAAAGTTATAATAGATTTATTATTTTTTTTGGATGAACTATAATAATTACAGTCATAATTATAAAAATTAGTATTTTTATATTTAGGTACCATATAATTTAGAAAATTAGAAGCAATAAAACCATTTCCACCAGTAATTAAAATATTTTTATTATTTAAATCCATATATTTTTATTTATAATTATTTCTTTATATTAAGAATAAAAATTGATATTAAGAATAAAAATTAATATTAAGAATAAATGGCAAGAGTTGGTAAAAAATGGACGAATGAAGAGGATGAATTATTGAAAGATGAAATATTAAATAAAATGAGTTATGAAGAAATTGCAGAAAATCATAAAAGAAATATTGGTGGAATAAAATCAAGAGTTATTTCTAATATAATAGAACCATTACTTAAAAAAAATAATAAAGAAGCAAATATTAAAGAATTAAAGGAAGAATATGGAATAGAAGAATGTATATTAAGAAAATATTTAGATATTCCTGAGGAAAATCCAATATTAAATGAGATTAGATTATTAAATAAGAAAATAGATGAATTAAGTTTAAAAATAGATAATTTAGAAAAGGATAAAGAAACCTTTATATATTATGTTTTTTAGATATTTAAAAATTATTTAAAATAAATAAATAAATAATGATAAATATTAATAAAAAATTATTTTTTTCTTCATCATTATTTATAGTATCATCAGTATCATTTTATGTATCATTATTATCAGTATTAGAAATATATAATTTTAAAGAAAAAAAGATTAAATTAAAAATGGAGAATTTAGAAAAGGATAAATAAACATTTAGATATTTAAGGATTATTTAAAATAAATAAATAATGATAAATATTAATAAAGAATTATATAAATTATTTATAGTATCATCATTATTAATATTAGAAACATTTAATTTTAAATTTTTTAATTTTAATTTAAGAATCAAAAAACCAATTGATAGTAGTATTATTAATTTTATAAAATTAAATAATATTAATAATATTAGAATTAAAAATAATGAACATTATTTAATTTTAAGATATCTACATGAACCTAATGAAATTTTATTTAAAAATAATGATAAAGATAATAATAAAGATAATAAAAATATCAAAATAATAGATAATGAATTTAATGATATGATAAATGTGGTAAATTATAAAAATTATAATAATGATAATAAAATATATAATAATTTTTATGAGATAATAAATAAGAATTATGAGGATTATGAGAAGAATGAAAATGAGAATAATAATATAATTAATTATAATAATGAGTATTATAATAAAAATAGTGAAAAAGATAATAATGTATTAATGAATATAATTAATTTTGAGAATAATTATGAAACTGAAAATTATAATATATATGATATAATTAAGAAAAATGAAAAACCGATAATTATTAGTTATGAGAAGAAAAATAAGAATAAAACATTAGAATATAAATATTCATATTTAATAAGAAATTCAACATCATATTTAACAAAATATACATTATGTTATAATAATAAAAATTATAGATATGAATTTGATATAAATGCAAGTGAAATAGATTCATATGAAACAAATTGGAATATTAAATCAAAATTTAATGAGAGAATAGATAATGATATAACAAGAACATATATTAAAAATTGGATAGAATATAATTTAAATAATAATAATAAATTTTATTATTATAAGAAATATTTATTATTTAATTATTATTATAATAAATATTTATATTAAAAAATAATTATAAAGAAAAATATATAATAGAAGGTATAGAATAAAGAACACCACCCCATAAAGTATCAATAATTGCATTAGTATAATTATAATTTTTCAAGAATATAGAAGTAGTATAACTATAAATACCATAAACAGTTAAACCAAATAAAATACTTAAGGGAATAATTTTAAGATAATTTTTATTTTTATCAATATTGAATTTTGTTTCTAATTCAATATATCTAATACAAAAGAATAAAGAGATAAATAAAAGAATATAAGTAATAATAATTGCAGGAATTTTTAATTCAATAGGTTCTTTTTGAATTTTTATTGCTAAATTATTATAATAGTTATTATTTATCATTATCCAAGTTCCATCAAGAATTATAAATATGACACATGCAATTATAAAATTTCTTATATTCATTTATATTAATATATTTTAAAAAAAATAAAAAAATGATAATTCTTATTTATTTTTTAAATTATAAAAAGAAACAATGAGTGATTATGAAGATAATGATGAAGAAGAAAATGAAGTAGAAGAAGAGGAAGAAGAAAATGAAGAAGAAGGAGAAAATGAAGAGGAAGAAGAGGAAGAAGAGGAAGAAGAAAATGAATATATAGAGAAAGAGAAAACATATTATTGTTATAGTTGTTATAAAATATTTGATAAAAGAAATGATTGTATAAGACATGAAAAAATTTGTTCAAAAATGAATTAAGGATAATTGAATAATATTATTATTATTTTAAAAATGAGTTTATGTATTGTTTTAGAAGCTGGTTTAGGAAATCAGCTTTTTTCATTATTTGCAGGAATATCAAAAGCTATAGATGAAAATAGAGATTTTACTGTATATCCTATATATAATACATTTAGAAAATTCTTTTTTTCTAATTTTTTTAAATCATTAGTATTCAAGGTTGAACCAATGCCATCAATATCACAAAATGATATATATAATGAACCATCATTTCATTATAATCCAATACCAAATAATAGGAGATTAATAAAAGGATATTTTCAATCACCTAAATATTTTCATCATAATAGAGATAAAATAATTAATATACTTGAAATTAATAATTATTTAGATAAAAATAAATTAAATTTTAAGGCAATTGCAATTCATTTAAGATTTGGTGATTTTACTTTTAATCAAGGAAATCATATTGTATTAAAACCTGATTATTTTATAAATGGAATAAATGAAATAATAAATAGATTAAAAGAAAGAAATGAAGATTATAGAGATTATAAATTTATAGTTTTTGGTGAAAAAGAAGATAATGATTTAATTGAAGAATATATTAAAGTTTTTTATAATAAAATTAATTTTATAAAATTTTATGATTTATATAATAATCTTACTAATTATGAAGAATTATGTTATATGAGTAGTTGTTCTCATTTTATTATTGCAAATTCTACTTTTAGTTGGTTTGGAGCTTATTTAAGTAATAATCCTAATAAAATTGTAATTTGTCCTAAAAAATGGTTTGGAATTAATTTAATAAATATAAATAATACTAAAGATTTATATTTAGATGAATGGATTAAAATTTAATAAAAAATGATAATTATTTTTATAAATAATATTATTAAAAAATAATGATATCACATTCAAATTTAAATGATATAATTAAATCAAAAGAATATTTATTAACAGTTAAAAAATTAATTATAAATAAATTAAATGAAAATTTAATTGATATTATTATGAAATATACAAATATTATTATTATTCCAAAAGAAGAAATTAAAAAAATGTTTGGATTAATTGTTTTATTAACTAATCGTATTCATTATATGTATGATAATAAAATTAGTGATTGGATGAATTATTATAATTATAATTTATTTCAAGAAATTAAATGGAAAAAAAATAAATTTGATGAAAATAAACTTAATGATATTTATTCTATTATTTTATATTTATTAGAATCACATTTTAATTTAAATATAAAAAAAATAGGTACTTATTATCAATATAATAATGAATTAACATTTAAAACTAATAAAAATATATATTTTGAAATTATTTATAATAAAGATAAATATATATCATTTAAAATTAATAAATATTGGTTTTAATTATTTTTATAAATTTTCAAAAAAACCTTTTATTTTTTTATAATTTAAAATTAAATTATTTATTTTTTTTCTTTTATTTTTACATTCATTATTTTCTATTAATAATTTATTATTATTAATTATTATATAATTTATTAATTCATATTCAATATATCTTTTACAATTTACATAAATATTTATTTCAAGTTTATTAAATTCATCAATTGAAAATTCATAATTAAAATTTTCAATACATTTATTAAACCATATATCTATATGTATAAAATTATTATTAATAATATTAATATATTCTTCTTTAATAAAATTATATAAATTAGTAAATCTAGATAATTTATAATCATTATCAATTAAAAATGTATTATCAATTCTTGAAATTAATTCTTTAATAATTTCTTTTTTAAAGAATTCATATAATTTAGGTATTTTTTTAATTTCTTCATTATAATAATAATTATGATAATTTAATTTTAAATTATTATCTATACTTAATGGTTTATTATAATTATTAAATAAAGTTAATAAATTAATTTTATTTTTTATAAAATCTATTATTTCATCAAAATTTATATTTTCTTTTCCAAAATTTTTATATTCATTTTCCAATTCTATAATTTTTAAATCTGTTTTTTTAATTGCATCTATTTTCCAATGACTACTTATAAAATCATTAAACATTTCATTAACTGATATTAATAAATTTTCAAGTGTAATTACTTTCTCTAATTTCTTTTTAATTGATATATCATCAATTGTTTTTAATAAATTATTTTCAAACCATACATTTTCATTTATATCTTTATTTTTATGACTAATTACACCAATAATTTTATTTATATTTAAATTTTTTACTTCATTATTATTTAATAATAATCTATCTGTATATAATTCTATATCATCACTATGTAATAAATCTACCATTGTTAAAGCTATAATACAATCTTTTGTTTTATTTACATCATTTACCATACCTAAAGCTTGATTAGATGTTAATCTTGTAGTATTTGCTGGAATAACACAAATAATTAAGGTATTTGGTTGATTTATATAATTATATATAATTTTTTTTGATTTTTCTCTTAAATCTGCAGGATATTCAATAATACCAGGTAAATCATAAAAAGTTGAATTAATAACATATTCATTAGAAATTTTAATATATAATTCATTTTCAATAATAGTTTCAATTTTATTCATAATTGCAGCTACATATAATTTTGTTTTTTCTTTATCAGTAAATTTAATTGTTTCTTTTTTAAATATAATTATATATTCTTCATTTATAGAATTATATAATTCAATTTTAATTGGACATTTAGTACATAAATTTCTATCAATTGGAAAAATATCACATTTTAGAATATTTCTTATTAAAGATGATTTACCACTAGATTCATTTCCAATAGTTACAATAATAGGTAATTTATATTCATCAATTGGAATATTTAAAGATTTAATATTATTTATGAAATTTATATATTTAGAATTTTTCATTTTTTCAAAAAAATTATTATCATTATAAAACATTGTTTTATTATTTTGTTCTATTGATGATGTTATAACTTTTTCAAATAATTTTAAACTATCTTTTACAATTTCACCATTTTCTTTAGGTGTATTTATACATTTATTAACTATATTTATAGAATCAAAAATTAAATCTTTATTTTTTAGTAAATTCATAATTAAAATTATCAATTATAACTTTAAATAAAAAAAATAATTTATATTTTATTATAACTTAATAATATATATTTTTTATATTCCATAAATACTTCATCATCATCATCATCATCATTATCTAATGAATAATATGAATTTATTGAAGATTTTTCTAAAATCTTTAAATTATTAGTTTCATTTAATTTAAAAGTAAATGAATAATCTTCAATATTTTTAAATCTTTTTAATTCTTCTAATGTTTCTGTATTAATTATAACTTTTTTATGTTTAATTTTATTTAAAATTTTTATTCCTTTTGTCATACATTCACCATTAATTGATTGTTTTAAATATCTAATATTATATACATTTTCTTTATTATCTTCTTCTCTTTTTAAATCTTTTAAAAGATTACAAATATTAATATAATCAATTTCTCTAAAATTTTCTTTATTATTATCAATAATATTCATTATTTGAGCTGCCATTTTTATATATGATAAAAATTATTTAAAAATAATAATCATTTTTTTTTAATAGGATAATATAAATGAATGAGAGTTTTGCAATAACAATAATGAATGATATATTAAATAATTCTAATAATGATATTGATATATTAGAAAGAATAAATAAATGGAGTTATTTATTAAATAATAATAATAATGATTTTAATGATTTTAATAAATTAGCAATTATATATTTATCTTTTATTTATGAAGAAATTATAAATAATTATTCTGAAACTAAAAATAATATAAAAAATGAAATGAAAGAATTATTATTATTTAAAGAATTTGATTCTGAAAAAGGTAGAACTAAAGCAGCAATTTTTTCATTTATTAAATATAAGAAACATTAATTATTTTTTCTATTTTATCAAGTTCATTACTCATTTCTTTATCAATTTCCATAAATTCTTCATGAAATTCATGAAATTTTATAATTATATCATTAAACAATTCCTTTTTTTCTTCTCTAATTTCTTTAATTTCTTCTTTAATTTTATTATAATTATTAGATATATTTAAATTCATTAATAATATATATAAATATTTATATAATTAAATCATTTTTATTATATATATTTAAAAAAATGATTTTAAAAATTATAAATTTTATTACCAACAGGTCAAAAGATGTACATCTCAGGCAATGGAGAACTTTATGATGATGAAGAAGTTTTTAATAATAAAGAAAATGAGAATGAATTTGAAGATTATTCAAATGAAGATATGTCTTTAGAAGAATTTATATCTTTCTGGGAGAAAAATTTAAGAATATAAATATTTAATAAATAAAAATAAATAAATATGTATTTATTTTTTTTATATTTTTTTAAAAAATGATTTTTATTATATAAAAATAAAATTATGTTGTCTATTAAAGATAAATTAGAGAATTTCTATAATTTACGTGATAATAATAAAAATAATTTATTAGAAATAAGAAATTTTATAAATTATAATTATTATAATATTATAAATAATATTCCAAATAATTATGAAGATATTAAAAATGATTTTATTGTAGAATGTGAAACTACAAAAAATCAAGTAATATTTGGAAATGTAAATGATGAATATGATGAATTAATTATTGAATCATTCTTTAGTATTCTTAAAAAAATTATTGATATTCTTTAAATCAAAAAATAAATCTTTATATAATTTTCAATTGGTTCTCTACAAGATAAACACTTTTTGGAATTATTATAATTAATTCTACTAGCAATAATACAATTATTGCAACAAGTATGACCACATGGATAAGCACACATATTTATTTCATTATCAAAACAAATAGGACAAGTTTTTTTATTAGAATTAGAATCATTAATAGTATTAGATTCATTTATTTTTAATTCATTTATAGTCATAATAAATAATTTTCTAAAATTTTTAATTTTTAATTCTATATCATTAATATTATTATTAATTTTATTTTTATTAATATTATAATAAGAATTAATCCAATTATTATAAATATTTTTTATATTTTCATTATAAGAAATAAAATCTTTAGATAATTTTTTTATTTCATTACTAGTATCTTTATTATCTTTATAATTATTATCTTTATCATTATTATCTTTATCATTATTATCTTTATCATTATTATCTTTATTATCTTTATCATTAGTATTAGTATTAGTATTATTAATATTAGTATTA